CAAGAATTTAGATTGGGCTCGAAGCCGTGTTCTTCGCCAAAGCGGTGGTCGTATTCCCTGCGAGAGAACTCACAAGAAATCCTGCGCGGCCATGGCGTACGCGACTTCACTGTCTAGGTCAACATCACCGAAAAGCATGTGCTCAACGAGCTTCTCCACGTCAGGCAACGTGAATCCATACCTCCAATGATAGAACTGGGTTGCATCATCTTCAGACACTTTCTTGGCATTCCGTAACGTAGTGATGATCAAAGTCACACCACCTGCGTCCAGAACCTTGGCAGCGTTAAACCCGAGGGTCTCCCGCTTGATGTCATGAAGAGATACACCCTGTTGTTGGCACTTGACCAAAAACGGAGCCGCAATGCGTTCCACATGGCGGAACTCATATGCGTACGACAGGCTCTTGCCTGCGACATACTCGGCGTCACTTACTCCTGAGTTGTTGTTAGCCCTAGCGTTAAAACGCGCCAAAGCCTTCCCCAACTTAGGAACAAACTGTGATCCGGTGTCACAGGGTATAAAATTCCTGGACAGAAACTCGCACGAAGCAATATATTGGTGCACCTTGACTTTGGACTTCATCCTCGCCAATTTGCAAATATATTCGTACTCTCTTTCTGCCCTCTTGAAGAGCCTGTTAGTTATCCTTGCAAGCATGTCATCACCCAAAATAAGCACTCTTGCTTTCAACTTATGCTTGGTGGCAAATGTATGAAAGATAGTCATGTTCCAAATAGAGTTGCGAAACGTGGTGGAAGTGGATCCTGAAGGCAGTTGATTCTTGATACCGGCTGATGTGCAGTGCTTCCTGGAAAAAGCTCGATACACATTAGCACGGCGATGGGCATGAACCAACCAAGCCGGTGAGCCAAGTTGAGTCATGAACATACCTTCAATCTCCACCACCGAAGAACACTGTCTCATATCATTCTCTGAAAAGTCACATTCTATATAAGTGCCCTTAACCCCCATTTTCTCAGTCATGTCCTCTTCATCACCCTTGTAAGCAAGGGTGTAAGAGACGTCGAATGACGACGACCGTCGGCATTCTAACACTTGTTTAAGCCTGTTAAGGCACTCAGTGAGTATAGGACCAGAAAGAGCGTTATGCAAATCCGAAGATTTGTTAACTATCCTGCCGGCCCAGTCGGGTTTATGGCGCTTAAGAAGAAGCTCCACCTTAGTGAAAACCTCTTTGTTGCCAAACTCCCCTCCAGAGTATCTGGAAAAGGAGTCAATTGCAG